CTTCGCTGATGCATCGGGAGCGCAGCATCTGGCGCGGGTATTGCCGCCATGTCGGGTTCTTCGTCAGCCCAGCGCGTTCGGCCATCGCGTATGTCCACTCGATCTCGACGCTGCCGCCCTGCGGATGGGTGAACACGCCCGAGACGGCCTGCTCGGTGTATGTGCCCCAGCGCACCGACCCGCCTGCGGCCTGGAAGCGCGCCAGCATGGCGTCTGCCTTGAGGGCGGGCCTGCCGTTGATGATGTGGAACTCCTGCACCGCCTTGGCCGGGTGCATGCCTTCGGCTTGCGCGATAAGCATAAGGGCCATCGCCTGCTCGGGGGTTTTCATGCCGAACAGGCCGGACTTGGCGACGGATGCGGCCATGCGTTCGATTTGGTCTACGGGGACGAGAGCAGTCATTTATGACTCCGGTTATGAGCGGATATGCGCCGTTATGCGCCGTGATTTATGGTTTCCTTGGCGCTAGTGCCAAATTTGCCTATAGCGCCAAACAGGATCAAAACGAGGTCTTCGCCTGCAGCTTCTGCACGATGGCATCGACCTCGCCGAGGAACGTGATGATCTCGCGTTCCAGGCCCGCGATGTATTCGGGATTACGCTGAACCCGCTGGACGTACAGCTGCAAGTCTGGTGGTAAACGGGGATCGAACGAGGTGAAGTCGCACCACTCGCGGCCGGTGATCCACATCTGGCCTTGAACCTGGGCCATGTGTTCCTCGGGCATGCCAGAGAGCCACGTTTCGAGGTGGTTGGCAGAGTTAAAGGGGCACTTGATCTCGATGAGGCCATCGGACGCCGAGCCGGTGGCAGGGCTGCGCTCGGTGACGAGCCCGTCCGGGCTGCAGCCCACCGCTAGCGTCGGGTGCTGGACGAATCCGACAGCCTCCACGTGCAGGACATGGGCCTCGACATACGCCTGCAGCGCGGCGGGCTCCTGATCGGTGCCCCATTGCATCGCCATCGTGCGGGCCACGGACGCGGGCTGGCCGGTCAGTCGTTCAATGACTTGCTGCCAGAGGTATGTCGTGCGGGCAGCAGTGGGGAGGCCCTTCTGCGTCTTGGCGAGAACGTGCTTCATCTGGGAGGCCGTGACCTTGCCCACGCGGGCCTGCAGCCAGGCGTCGGTGCGTTGCTCGAGTACGGTGGTGTCGGTGGTCATGCGGCCTCCTGGGCGAGAGCGACGGGCGCGGGCATCTCGATGGCGAGGTCGGCCATCGTCTGGCCGAACAGGGTCAGTTGGTGGCAGTGGCCGTCCTTGTCGGTGATCTCGATCACGCGGCTCCAGTACGGGCCGCTGAACTGGGCCACGCTCATTTTGGACTCGTGGGCCTTGATGCTTGTGATGTGGTGCATCATCAGATGGGTGGTGGTCATGGTGGGTTACTCCTCGTCGCAATAGTCACGGTGGATGTTTGCCTGCTCGATCAGCTCGGCGCTGCGTTCGGTGATCTCGGTGGCGCGGGCGGCCTCGAACCGCTCACGCAGGAACATGCGGGCGAACCCGGCCTGCCGGTCGGAGCCGGTCATGATGCAGGCCAGCAGCACGGCGGCAGGCGCGTCTTGCAGCTGGGCGTCGGAGATCAGGTGCGTTTCGACCGGCTTGCTGCTGGCGTCGTCGTTGCAGACGTTGCCCAGCCAGTCCACCACGTTGGCGGCGGTGCTGGCGATCTGCTCGGCGGCGATTTCGTCGGCTTCCCACTGGGCGAGGCCGTCGTCTTCGATGCCGATTTCGCGGGGGTCGTTGGCGACGATGTGCGCGGGCCACGTGGCGTGGTCGCCGGGGCCGAGGGTGGTGTAGTGCATGTGGGCTCCTGTGTGCGTTGCGGTGCCGAGATCATAAACGATCCGTTTACCCGCCCGGGGCAGTATCCGACAGAATCGCAGGGTCTTATCCTCGCAAACCGCTACGCAGCCTCTTTCCATCCCTATCCACACCATGTTACAGTCGCACCCCATGACGATATCACCCCCACTGGCTCACAGCGTGAGCCACCACGCACTGCACCCCGACTCCGAAATCATCGACACCCTCGGCGGCCCGACTGCTCTAGCACGCAGGCTCGGCTACGGCTCGGGCGGCCCGCAGCGGGTGGCGAACTGGAGGAGGCGGGGCATCCCGGCGCTAGTGAAACTACAGCACGCTGGGGTGTTCCTCACGGTGGCGTTCGTGGGGGGTGCCCGATGACACCCGGCACCCGCGTGCGCCTGCCAGATGGCCGCGAGGCGCTCGTCGTCGGCGCGACCGACCTGTCGCTGCATGTGTCGGTCATCGTGCCGCACTGGCCGTTTCCTGCGCCGCCTGAGTGGGTGTCGCGTGACGCGGTGAAGCGGATGCCGTCGAGGTATCTGAGGGAGACGCCGGAGGATGTGGGGGAGGCGAGGTGGTAGAAAACCTGACGAGGAATTTCCAATGCTGACGCCGCAATTTCTGTTGCCGTTGCACGACGAGCTGGTCGTTGACAACTTCGCTGGAGGCGGCGGGGCCAGCACCGGCATTGAGCGCGGCATCGGCAGACCAGTGGACATCGCCATCAATCACGACCCCGAGGCGATTGCCATGCACCAAGCCAACCACCCACAGACGCTGCACCTGTGCGAGAGCGTGTGGGATGTCAATCCGAGCCAAGTGTGTGCGGGCCGTCCTGTGGGATTGGCGTGGTTCAGTCCGGACTGCAAGCACTTCAGCAAGGCCAAGGGTGGCAAGCCCGTGGAGAAGAAGATTCGCGGGCTGGCGTGGGTGGCGGTGCGCTGGGCCGCTACCGTGCAACCTCGAGTGATCTGCCTAGAAAACGTCGAGGAGTTCGTGACCTGGGGGCCGCTGACGCAGGACGGGCGACCCTGCCAGCGCCAGCGGGGGCGCGAGTTCCGGGCGTTTGTGGGGGCACTGCAGCGGCTTGGGTACGCGGTGGAATGGAAAGAGCTGCGGGCTTGCGACTACGGCACGCCCACCAGTCGGAAGCGGCTCTTTCTAGTGGCTAGGCGTGACAACGAGCAGATTCGGTGGCCAGAGCCGACGCACGGCCCCGGTCGCAAACATTACCGCGCGGCAGCGGAGTGCATCGACTGGTCGATTCCATGCCCGAGCATCTTTCAGCGCGAGCGCCCGCTGGCCGAAGCCACGCTGCGCCGCGTGGCCGCAGGGCTGCAGAAGTTCGTAATCGACGCGGCTGAGCCGTTCATCGTGCGGATTGGACACACCGGCCACGGCGACAGCGGCAAGACCCGCAGCATCCATGAGCCGCTATCCACCATCACCAGCAAGGCCGAGCATTGCTTGGTGACTGCCTTTCTCGCCAAGCATTACACAGGCGTGATCGGCAGCGATCTGCGCGCTCCGCTGGGCACTGTCACCAGCGTGGATCACCACAGCTTGGTGTCCGCGTTCCTGATCGCCTATTACGGCAGCGAGACGGACGGCGCGAGCCTTGAGGAGCCGATGCGAACGGTTGTCAGCCGCGACCGATTCGGCTTGGTGACCGTCCGTGGCGAGCAGTACCGAATTGCCGACATTGGCCTGCGGATGCTGCAGCCGCGCGAATTGGCCCGAGCCCAGGGCTTTGCAGACGGCTACCTGCTTGACGCTCCATATCGCGGCAAGCAGCTGCCCAAGCACGCCCAGGTACGAATGATCGGCAACAGCGTCTGCCCGCCGATGGCAGAGGCTCTAGTGAGAGCCAATTTCGCTCAAAACGCACCGTTGCGGAAAGCAGCATGACCCGCCGCCGCGAAACCCTCCGCGAAACCATCGCCCGCAACCAGGCGAGCATGGACCTCTACGCCGCACTCAGTGATCGGCCGCGTGTGGTGCTGACTGCGCCGCCGCCTCCAAAACCTCGAGCCAAACGCGCACCGAGCACAGACGGCACCGAGGCCGACGTCATGCGCGCAGTGTTCGACCTCCTGCGGGCGCATCGGCGCGTGGCGTGGTTCATGCGCCTGAACTCTGGCGCAGTGCAGGACGGGGATCGCTACACGGTGTTCTACCGGCTGTACATGCGCGGCCACAGCGGCATCACAAAGGGCGCGAGCGATTACCTCGGCCAACTCACCGATGGGCGGCTGTTCCTGCTGGAGTGCAAGCGGCCTGGGGTCAGGCGCGGCACGGTCGAGCAGGAGATGCTCATCGGCGCGTGTCAGGCCAACGGCGGCGTTGCGGGGATTGTGCAGTCGGTGGAGGATGCCATCGCTGTGTTGGGGGAGGCATGAATGAGCTGGCTCTTTTCGCGGGCGCTGGTGGAGGCATACTCGGAGGCCACCTGCTCGGATGGCGAACCATCTGCGCAGTCGAGTGGGAACCCTACGCAGCTAGCGTACTTGCCGCCCGACAGAATGACGGCCTTCTCCCGCCCTTCCCGATCTGGGATGACGTTCAAACCTTTGACGGACGACCATGGCGCGGCCGTGTTGACGTCGTATCTGGCGGCTTTCCCTGCCAGGACATCAGCGTTGCAGGCAAAGGCGCCGGCATTGACGGAGCCCGATCAGGCATGTGGACCCACATGGCGCGTATCGTTGGCGAGGTTCGACCCCGCTACGTCTTCGTGGAAAACAGCCCAGCGCTCCTTACTCGGGGACTCGGACGAGTCCTTGGTGATTTGGCCGCACTCGGGTATGACTGCCGATGGACAGTGCTGGGAGCTGCCGACGTTGGAGCGCCGCATCAGCGGGACAGGTTCTGGCTTGTTGCAAGAAACGTGTCCAACTCCGCGGTGCCATATGACGAGGCCTGTGCGCGTGCGAATGGATGTGGAAAAGGGTCACAAGAGCAACCTCGAGGAGGTTGTGGCGGTGCGTGCAATGTGGCCGACTCCGAGAGCAAGCGAGACATTCCAGGGCTACGAGACTCTGAACGCATTGAAGGACGGCAATCAATCGTGGATGGGTTCTGGGCGTGGTGCAACCCTGACAACAGCGGTGATGGCGCGCAACTTGTGGCCCACGCCAACAGCCAGCCAAGCCAGATCAGAGGGAATGATCTTGCAGATGAGAAATCTAGTGGATGCAGGCGTTCTAGATCGTGCAGAGGCGGAAGCGATGATCTCGGGGTCACTGACGCCACCGAGAATGGAAAAGTGGCCAACGCCGACAGTCTGCGGGAACTACAACCGCAAGGGCGCCAGCCCGACCAGTGGGGACGGACTAGCGACTGCGGTGCTGAAGTGCGCGACGCCCACCGCCAGGGACTGGCAGTCGGGAAAGGCCAGCCAAGCCACGCACAACAAGAACTCGCGGCCATTGAGCGAGCAGATTGGTGGGAGTTTGAACCCGACGTGGGTCGAGTGGCTGATGGGGTGGCCGCTAGGGTGGACCGACTTAAAGCCATTGGCAACGGACAGGTTCCGCTCTGCGCCGCAACCGCATGGCGACTCCTGACAGCATGAGCGACCACCAGCCCGCGCACTCTCCACGCGACACGTACCGGGCATCGGCGTGCGATGGTAAGGTCAGTTTTTTATCGTTCACTCAGGCCCAGCTCGTCGCCGTGCGCGGCACCAGGCGCGGCAAGTCTCGGCAGGTGTACCACTGCACTTTCTGCCATCAGTTTCACCTCGGGCGCAGGCCCATCAACCAGCGGCAGCGCCGCAGAGAGACGATAGATGACGACGTATGAGAACGCGAATCGCGGCCTTCTGGCCCGCAACGACAAGCAGGGCAACGAATCCAGGCCGGATTACCGGGGCAGCATCAACGTGGCCGGGGTCGAATACTGGCTCTCGGCCTGGATTAAGGAGGGACGCGAGGGCACGAAACTCGAGGGGCAGAAGTACATGTCCCTCAGCGTGCAGCCCAAAGACGCCCAGCCGGCGTATGCGCCTGCTCCGGCTCCTGCGGCAGCGCCAGCACCAACTCCTGCGCGTCGGCCGTCTCAGGCCGAACAGGACGCTAGGGCCATCGCGGAACGCAGGGCTCGGGAGGCCGCGCCGCGTGCATCAAGCGGTACCGGGTTCGACAGCATGGACGACGATATCCCTTTCTGATCGGCGCTATCGCCTACACTCATTCGGGGCTTGACCGGGCTGATCCCCTGGTGACGCCGCCCGACCCCACGCGAGGGCCGCCCCATCTTTTTCGCGTGTGTTTCGTGGGAACCATCTATGACAGCTTCAACGGCTGACTACGCCGCCACCTACTGCCGCAAGTACGGCATGCACATCGTGCCGCTGCCACCTCGAGGCAAGCGCCCGGTGTCGGAGAACTGGGGAAACGAGTGCATCACCGACCCTGACGCTGCGCGGCGCTATTACCAGCAGCACCCCGACGCCAACATCGGCGCAGCCCTCGGCCCATCTCGCCTGTGCAGTCTGGACATCGACAACCTCGAGGCCATGCGCATCATCTGCGCAGAGTTCGGCTGGGACATTGACGCGCTGCTGGCGCAGTCTCCGACGATTCAGGGTCAGGCACCGAAGATGCGGATGCTGTTCCGCGTGCCCGAGGGCGAGGCGCTGCAGTATCACTCGCTGACCTGGCCGCGCCAGGACGACCAGACCAAGCGGTTCACAGTTCTCGAGATCCGCGCGGCAGACACCCAGCAGCGGCAGGACGTCCTCCCGCCCAGCATCCACCCCGACACCGGCCAGCCCTACATCTGGCTGACGAAGCCCAACGGCGCGATTCCGGAGCCGCCAGCGTGGCTGCTGGCAGTCTGGAAAAACTGGGACGCTCTCAAGCCGCAGCTGCAGGGCCTGTGCCCGTGGGCGGTTCAGCGGCCGACACCGAAGCCTCCGAAAACGCGCCGGCCTGCCAACGATACCACGCCGAGCGTGATCGACGCATACGACCAAGCGCACACCATTGAATCGGCGTTGACGCGGTACGGGTACCGGCCGCAGGGTAAGCGGTGGCTATCACCGCACTCCAGCACCGGCCTGGCCGGCGTCGTGATCTTCGACGGCAAGGCGTGGGTACACCACGCAAGCGACCCGCTGTGCAGCGATGAATCTGGGCAGCTCGTGGGGTCGTTCGATCTGTTTCGGTACTACGAGCACGGCGGGGACATCAGCAAGGCCGTTAAAGGAGCTGCAGAATCGCTCGGGATGAAACTGCCGCCCAGGGCCATTCGGGTAGCCTTGCCGGCACCTCCCCAAGCCACCGAAATCATCGACCCCGAAACCGGAGAAGTCGAAGCACTGCCGCCCGAGTTCTCGGACGACTCGCTGGCGCTGGAGTTCGTGGCGCAGTACGGTGCCGGCCTCAGGTGGTCTCCAGGACTTGGCTGGATGCACGACGATGGCACACACTGGAAGCGAGACGAGCACCTGATTCGGTTCGACCTGGCCCGCAAAACCGCCAG